AATATTTATCATATTATTTCTTTTTTGTATTTCTTTTATTTTTGAATTGATTTTTTTTTGTGTATTTTTTACTACCTCCTTTTACATAATTATTATCATATAACGGTCTCATTATATTATTTTTATTAAATTCATCTAATGTATGTTTTTGTATAAAGTTAGTATCATTTGGATTACATATTGTTTTTACAGTATTAAATTTTGCTATTTGGTCTAAAAATTCTAATGTTCCTATTGCTGAAACAGCATTACTTTTATCTATCATATCAATAAATTCTTTAACATAATATTTATATAATCTATTATAATTTGATGCATCGATATTATTCTTGTTTGTCTTGAAATATTTACCAACTTCTTCGAATAAATTATATATAGTTTTCTGTTTACTTATAGTACTTTTTATTGTTTTCAAATCACTTACTTTATCTTTGAATTCAATAGAAATCATATTGATTATTTTTTCAAATTCACTTATAAATTCGTCATTATTTGTATTTTCTAAAATATCTTCATAATAAAATAATACTTTCAATTTATTTATATCCAAATATGGTGTCGGTGGTGGATTATTCGCCCCTCTTGATATATTAAATACACAAAAAATACTAATAATAATATCTTTATACATATCTTCTGGTTTTTGGTATTGTTTTATTTGCTGTAATTCTTTATAAATTTCATCGAAAATTACTGAACCAGTTGTATCACTACTTGAATTTTGATTACTAAAATTATCAAAACTGAAACAGTTACTATGATGTGGACAATAATTTTTAAAACAGATGTCTATGAAATCTGGTGTTATATTAATGGATTGTTTATTTTTTTCGAATAATATTTTCTTAATTACTTCTCTTACTTTTTCTAATGAATTATTAATGAAATAACCTTCTTCTCTACGATTTTCACAAATTACATTTGAGTTTTCTTCACGGCATGCTGTTTCTAATTCCAAATCTTTTACTAATTCTAATAAATTATTATAATTACCGGTTTTTTTGAATATATTTTCTTTTAATTTCTTGAATTCATCTGTTGTTAAATTGTAATTTTTGAAAATAGATGTTAATAATTCTACACTTTTGTATTGTTCTCTAATATTTGCAATTATGTTGTTTATATCTGGTTGATATGTCATTTTGAATGGCCCTAATTGTTGTACACGAAATGCAGAATCTAATAATTCTAATTGTCTTATAGGAGACATTTTATTATCAACCAATATTTTATTAATTTTTTCAGTAAAATCTTTAATAATTTGGTTGTTTGCATCAGTGTTTGTGCTTTTATTTTTTTCATTCGCTCTTAATCGTTTTAATTTATTGTCACTATCTGTTTTTTCTAATAGTTTATTTAATTTTTGTTCTATGTTAATAATAACTTGTTCTGTTGAAATTCCTTTATTGGCATTTATATTTGAGTATAATTCTAATTCATTTTTGAATTGTCTTGCATTTACTTTATTATTTATTTTCAAATAATTCAAAATAATATTGAATACCATTTTCAAATTTTTATAATTTTCTTCTTTATAATACTTTATCATATCATCTGGTAATAGCCATTCTTTTCTAATTGTTGGGTTCTCAAAATCATAAATTGGGTCTTTCACTTCTATTTTTGAAATACATTGTTGTGAAATATCTCCACCATCTTGTCCATTTGATAATGAAATAGGTTCTATTACACCCAATGGGTCTGGATTTCCTTTGTATGCTTCTGTGCTATAATATGGCACATAGATTTCATTTCCGTCTTTGTCTTTAACATTGTCTCTTTTCACACTTAAAAAGGCCTTTATTGTATTTGGATTTTCACAGGAAAATTTGTTCTCTACACCTGCAAAATCACCTATTATTATATTTCCTACTTTTTCTTTTTCTTCACCATCAATGGTTTCTTTTCCTATTAATTTTACAAAAACTAATGTATGACTACGAGAACTATTTGGATTATTGGTTGTTGCTTTTACAAATCTATCTGTATCTATTAAATGAATTATGACTTCACCTAATTTTGACCCTTTTTCGAAGACAGTTTCTTTTTCAAAATGTTCTCTTGTTGGCGTTATCAATCTATATTGATGATGTGTACTATGAATATAGGTTTCATTTAATATAAAATTATTTGTATCTCTATCAAATGTAAATTTAATAGCACCAATATCTTCATTTGGAACATTCACTATTTCTGGTTCTTGCACACTTCCTACACCAGTTGTATGGTAAAACTCTTTACATTTCAGTTCGATTTCGTCAAATATTTCTTCACTACCTAATTGATTACATAAATTGATTAAAATACCATTTTCGCTATTTTTTTTGAAATATATTAATGATGATGTTTTACCTGCTCCACTTGCACCATAACCTATCATAAATATTGGTTTGTTATTTTTTATTTTATCTTTTATAACTATCATATTTTCAGCAATTTGTTCATTTTTGACATCAGGTGTAAATATATGTGCAAATGGGCCAAATAAATAATGATATTTATATGTTTGAATATTAACTTTGTTTATTATTTCATTTAATTTGTAATTAATACTACTTTCTCCTGCTTTTTGCTTTATTTCATCCGATAAAATGAAGTCATCTTCATTTTTATCAAAAATATAATATGGTAAATTATCGTCATTATAATCAACTATTAATTTATTTGGGTTTTCTATCGATGATTTATTGATAAGTATTTTAAATCTATCATTGTATTGTCTATTTTTATCTTCATCATTTCTTAATTTTAAGTATGTAATTATATTATTATTATTAATTATTTCAATAAATTTATCTATTTTATTACGGAATTCTTCATTATCGGATAATTCTAACAAAGGAAAATATTTGTTTACTATTGTATTTAATATATTATACTGTGATGTTATATAATTTAATAATGTCTCATATAGATTGTATTTATAATTTATCATTTTATTACTATTATTTATATTATCGTTTTTTAATAAACTGGATAATAAATTAACGAATTCAGCTACATAAACTATTAATTTTTGTTCTTCTTTATTTTTTGTGTTTTCTTTATCTTCTAATAAAATGGTATAATTTTCATTGTATAATTTATATTTATTCAATGCTTTTTCATAAGTTAACCCTTTATTGTTTTCATACAAAAATTTATCAGTAAGTTCGGAGCCTTTAAATGAACTCATATTGATGTACATAAATGATAACAATGTATTATACATATTTTTTGAATATTCACTACTTACTTTATTTTTGTTGTTTCCTGTTATTGTTCCATCATATAACACATTTGATTTATCATTTATTAAAATATTTTTAAAATCTTCGCAGTTTAATGATGTTAGTTTATAAAATATTGGTCTATAAATTATATTTTGAACTATTTCTATATACAATTCTATACATTTATTCATTTGTTCATTTTGTTGTTCTTGAGAACCGCCGTTTATTTTGGTCCCTTGTAATTGATTCTTTAAATTTTCAAATTGTGCATTAATTGTTTTAATTTTTTCAATTAATTCGTTGCTTAATTTACCTTGTGTGTTTGTTATTATCGATATATTATTATTTGCAGGGGTTAATGGCAAACTCTCTATAGCTATTTGTTTTATATCAATAGTTTCTTGTGCTTGTTGTGCTTGTTGTTCTTGTTGTGCTTGTTGTTTTTTCCAATTTTCTATTTTGTCTTTTAATTCTTGTTTTTCCTTATCGAATTTTATTTTTTCTTCAGTAATAATTTTTTGTTTTTCATTATCATAATCAATATCTTTTATTCTAATATAAATTATCTCATTTGTATTATCCATAATTTGTATCATATTATCTATTTCTTGTTTTATTTTCAATAACTCATTCACTCGTTCACCGCTTGCGTTCTCTAATAATATTTGAACTTCTTTATACATTTCTTCCAATTCTCTTTTATTTAATATTTCATTTATTAATTGTTTAATGTTTTCTTGTCTTTCTTTTACATCTGTATTTATTATTTCTTTTTCAACTTCTAACTTTGGTATCTCTTCTAATATTTCCTTATATTGCTTTATTGAATTATCTATATTTGAAATATTTTGGTTTAATTCACTTAGTTGGGATAATATATTTTCTTCTTCTTGTGGTTTTTTATTTATTTCATCTATTTTATCTTCAACTATTTCTTCTTCCTTTATAATTTCATTTAATAATTCTGTATTATCAATGATTTGTTTTGAAATATTGATTTCTGTTATTATATCTTGTATATTAAATTTATTTATAAACGGTAATGTTGATATAATCATTTTATCATTATAACTTATAGAACCTGTTGTATAATATCCGTTTGTATACTCTTGATTTATAAATAAATGAAATTCTCCATTATAATTTTCACTATTGAATTCGTTATTTTGTATTTTTAATTTTTCATCAAAACAGTTTTCTTCGTCACAATCATCATCAATAGTAATTATATTTGTTATTCCTGTTATTGTATCGTTGTTTGATAATGCTTCGCTTATATCTTTTTCTAATATTATTATTGTTCTAATATATGGAATATTATCTTTTACTGTTATACCAAAAATTTTATTTGACATCTATTTATTAAATACATAGAAATTATATCAATTTATAATACGATATATAAATTGATATTTTACCTAAATTTATCGTCTTGTTTTATTTTTTCTGTTTTTTCTTCCTTTTCTTGTCATAATGAAACGAACTCTTTTTGTTTTCTTTTTACCACCTTTTTTTGATTTCTTTGTTCTATTTTTTTTACCGCCTTCTAAAAAATTATTATCTTTTAATAAAGGAATACTATTATCTTGTGTTGTTATTGATGGTTCATTAGTAGTTTGGTCGCATTTTTCTTTTCTGTTATTTAACAATTGAAATGATTTTGTAGATGCATCACCGCAATCTGGGTTTTTATCAGGATGCACTTTTAAAGCAAATTTGTTGAAATCTTTTTGTATTGTATTACAATCTGCGTCTTTTATTTTATCATTATATTCATTAAACTTTTGGTCGCATTCAGTTGCTATTGGTGTTTCTTCAGTTGCTATTGGTTTTTCTTCTACTTCTTCTCTTGGTTTTTCTGCTGCTACTTCTTCATTTGTTGTTGGTGCTATTACTTCATTTGTTGTTGGCGCTACTTCTTCATTAGAGGGTGCTACTACTTCATTAGATGGAACTACAAGTTCTTCTGTTGTTGATGGAAGTATATCAGTTTTTATTGGCGGTTTTCCTTCTAATACTTCGTTTGTATTATATACGTCTGAATAATCAAAATCATCATCTACTTGTTCTTTTATTGGTTGTTGAACAGATGAACTAATAATTTCATTTAAATCAGGATTTTCAACTTTACTATAAGTTCCATCATTTATGGTTAATAACGGTAAATTACTATCATATGATTGTTCATTTCCGCTATCATTTATACTTTCTAAAAAAATATTACCATTTTCTTTTTTAAAATTAACAGTTATATTTTCCATACAATCCCTATATATTATATCCAGATATTATTATCAAACAAAATCATATTTTAAACAGATTTTATCAATAGGAATACTAACCATAACTGCTTCCCTATCCATTTTAGAAATCCAGAAAACATATTCTCCATTTTTAATAGTAAACCCAATACAAAATTCTATACCTAAATATTGAAAATTAAAATTATCACTAAATTTCATTGGTTTAAAATTTTCTCTATCCAAAGCAACCAAGATATGATAATATCTTCGCGGCACAGTTTCTTCACTAAAATGAACCACGCCCACTAAAAATTCACCATTATCGACAAATGTGCTTGAACCACGAACTTTATTAAACCAAGGACTATTTATTTTGAACCTTGTAACTATTTCTAATGTGTTATTATCATAATTCATTTTTCCTATTTCCATAGGCGACCACTTATAAATAAAAAATTCTTCGTCATTTTTTACTAAAGGTATCCAATTTTTCTCACATACTGTATCATAGGGTGGAAATACTACTGAACAATTATTGTATTCACACATAATTGGGTCATATTCACCGATTATCATTCTATTATAACCAGTGGGTGAATAATTAATATTTGTAGCAATAAATTTGATATTTTCTCCAAAACTGTATAATCGTATATCTTCCAACCCATAAAAATAACAATTATTCGATGGTAAATTCACAGTTATTTCCTGCATTTCACTGAAAAAAAACGGGGTAAAATCGTCCTTCAAATAAGAAACATAGTTCTTCGTAATAATAATATCTTTCGGATGTTTAATAGAACAATGCCCATTATCTAAATACCAATAATTTACATATCGGGTATTCAAAATATGCTTATCATTATGATAAACATAACAAGGTGACGTTGCTTCGAAATTGTCTATTTTTGGATATGAATAATATGTTTTTTTTAAATCATCATTTAATAACATCGAACATATTTGTGCTGGTATTTTTATAATAGTATCATTATGGTCAGCTGAATACCATGTAGGCATCCAAATAGTATTTACTTCTAACCATCCCCAAAAATTTACTTCCCAAACTAATTTTTTGTTGATTTTTATAAAATTTACAAAATGTTCTATGTATAATTCAAATAATTTACTAACGGATTTAGCATCTCCTAATAGAAATCCACCACAAAAACGCCAATAAATATTATTCATAATCCTATTATCAGTATCTATTATATTCATTTTATCCCAACAGCCCGGAATAACGAAGCAATGTGGTTTGAAATACATTTTCGATAAAAGAGTTAAATATTCTAATGTTGTCTTTTTTTCTTTGAAAACATAACATATACTAAAATCTATCCAAGCAAAATGTGTTGAATTCCATACATTCTTATCAATTGCTTTTTTCAAAAATTCTGCTTTTGAATTGATTATAGTCATAAAATCTACATTATCTTTCATTTCATTCCGTTGTTCTGGTAATGTGTATTCTAAATCGCATATAGATTGATAGACAAATGTTTCTTTTAAAACGAAATTTTCTATATGCACATTATTGAATTTATATATTTTTTGTATTTCTTTATTATAAACGTTCTCATCTATATCTAAAAATAAATGTATATTTATTCCTGTTTCAGCTATATCAATAAATTTATTTATTCGCCATTCAATTGTTTTATCTTCGAATTGTGTTTCTTTATAAACATCAGTAAATGATGTTACAAAAGTAATATTACTGTTTTTCGTCATATTTTTGAATATCGTTAAATATAATATAAATATATGTTTATATAATTTAAGTTAAAAATAAATATAAAAATTATGGTATTATTATAAAAATGAACCAGAATTTTGATACCAGTAAAGTTTGTATTATTATAGCATCTCACATATCAAATCCTAAAAGAATAGGACATTTATTTGAATGTTTAATGTCACTATTAACACAGACAATATCAGTTCCTATATATTTATCCATTTCTTTTGAAAATAAAGAATTACAAAATAATTATTCTATATTATTTTCAGAAATGACACAATTACATAATCCTTACCTGAGTACAATAGTGCGAACAGAAAAAACACCACAAATGCGTCATATGGCTAAATTATTACCATTAATTGAAAAAAAGCATCAATGGATTATGTTTTGTGATGATGACGACACATATGAACCACAGCGAGTTGAAATTTATATAAATACAATTATAAAGTCGTTGGATGATATTAAACAACTACCAGATAAACAATTTATTGGTATTTATGAAAGTATTGATGGAAAACCCCATACAGAAAAAAGGCAGGAATATTGGTGTTATTGTGTACGAATGGAATTATTAATACGTTTTATTGAACTGTTAGAACCCTTCCCCGATGTAATTGATAATAAATGTTGCGATGTATTATTTGGTGAATATTTGAGGCGATTAAACCCGAATTTATTATACTCGATTATATCTCTTAAACTATATAATTATCGTATTGATGATAACAGTGACAGTATTACAGGTGAAATAAAACAAACCAGTAATATTGTAAGGAAACCGATGGTTGTTACGCCTGATAATATGGAAGAATGTGCCAAAGATTTAGATAAGTATTTGGATGAACAAATTGATATTTATATTCACGACACATATTTGAGAACAATTGTTGGTATGGATTTTGATAGTATTTTGAAACACGAATTTATGAACGAATATAATATATTAGGAATGGTAAAAAGAGAACATATGCAAAAAATATATGATTTTCATAGTAGATTACGCCAAATTGCGAATTTGATTTATGATATAAAGTTATAAATTTATAAAAATATTTATGTCATTCGTTTATAGATATATTATTGATACCTTAATAATAGTGCGTTTTTATATTTATACAAATTTATCAATTTTTGTGTATATATATTATAGTATATTTAAAAATATGCCTCTTTATAATACTCCAATGGATGATTTAGCAAAAATAGTAGATGCGTTTAATAAAGCAAATAATGAAATGATTAAAAAAGAACAAAAAGACAAATTTATTGAATATATAACTAATAATACAACATCTTTAACCGAAAAACCGCCGGCATGGACAGGAGCTAATAATAATACATTTAATCATGGATTAGCACGAATTGTAAGCTCAGATTTTAAAACAAAATGTAATAAAAATATTGAACCAAAAATAAAAACTAAAATAAAATCTATAGATTGTAATAATTATTGCACTTCTGAAACAAATACGATTGCTTATGGTCCACAGTTATTTAAAATCAAACAATTTATATTGAATAATCCAGAAATATATGAAAAATACAAAGAATTATACAGTGATTTTTTTGTAAACGAAAATTTAAATATCGATGATAATTGTGTTAATAATAAAAATGCAAACGGTAACTGTCTATTACCTATCGATTTTGCTAATTTATGTAATGAGGAAATAGCAAATGATATGAGTTCTTATAAAAAGCCTGGTATTATGAATTCTATAAAACAAACTACTGGCTCATTAAAAAAATCTATTCAAAATATGTTTACTAATAGCAATATCGATAAACAAGAGAATAATGTTGGTGATAAAGAACCAGATTGGATAGTCCATTACGAATATAAAGATGATGAAGGAAAAAAATCAGTAAATGAAATGGAGAAAAAAAGAAATGAAGAAATTGAAAAATATTTAAAAAAAAATCCAGATAAAAACCCATATGGCATAACAAAGAAAAGTATATTTACACGACTATTAGGTAAAGGAGGTAAACAAAATACAAAGAAAAATAAAAAATCGAGAAAATCGCATAAAAAATCAAGAAGAACGCATAAAAAAACGAAAACAACACATAAAAAATAAAGAAAATTTACTACAAATAATATTATTATAAAAACAATATTATTTTTTTGTTATTATCACCTCTTTGAGAACATTTTTCATTATTTTATCCATAAATTTCTCTTCTTCATCATCATTTCTACTTCCTAAAGCAGCCAATGATAATTTTATAAAATCATCATTTTCTTTGGTATTTACCTTTACACAATTCGGATATTTTTCTTGCCATTTTGGAAACTGATTTAAATTCAATTGTGCTACTTTTTTCACGACCTTTTTAAATTTATTTTTATCTTGGTCTTCTTTTGTCCATACATTATCATCTTTAATATATAATGTTTCTCGTTTGAAGTCAGTGCAATGCATTGGTCGTTTCTCTACTTCCATATCTTTCATTCCATTGATTATTATTCTTGAAATCCCTTCTACATATCCTAATTTACCTGTTGCTTCGAAATCTTCCACCTTTAATTCTAATGAATTAACAAAATCTGTTATATTGATTGCATCTTTACAAGTTTCATTCAAGAAAAATTGTAAATTGAATTGTTGATTGGTTGTATTCATTGTATTATTATTTATAATAGAATGTGTTTGTGCCATAGCAATCAATTTGTTTTGTAGTTCTTTATTTTGTTCAATGAGAACATTTTGTAATTCTTTACTTTGTTTGAAAAATTCCATAAACATTTCGCTTGTTATTGTATTTGAGTTGTCATTCGTGTTTTTATAACATTGTTTATTATGTTTCCATAATCCACTATATGATAAAAATTGCTTACTACACTTATTACATATATACTGTGAATTATCAGTTAACCCTTGACTATTTAATATATGTTTTTTACTATTTTCGTGCTTAATAAAATCATTTTTATGCGTTGTATTATAATTACAACATTGACATTGGTAAGCGGATTTTTCAAGGGAATTATTATTTCCATCATTTTCCAACTGTTTTTTTTGATGTTTCAATGTGGAATTATGTTTTATTATATCTTTATAATATGATGTAGTATAGTGACATATTTTACAATTATATGTTTTGAGGACTTTTTTGGGGGATTTTGGGAATTTATCCATAAAAAATGGAAATAAATTTTTCCCTAAATTTCTCCGCATTTTGTTTAAAATAAAAAATTATGCAAACAAATTTTGGATGATTTTTTTAGAATTCAAAGCATTATAGTGTAAAATGACTTTTTCGCCAACATTTTCATTCAGGTTTTCAAAATTGGACATTTTAAAAATGTCCATTTTCAAAAACCCACGCCATTTCTTTTCCGACTTTTTTGAAAACTTTTTCCTTTTTCTTTATAAAATTCAAATAACAAAATATTACTTGAGAACCTTGCTTTGTTTGTCAAGAACGACTTCTTTGAGAACATTTTTCATTATTTTATCGCGAAACTTATCTTCTTGTTCTTTACCACGACCACCCAACGCAACTAATGCTAATTCCATAAATTTTTCATTTTCTTTCGTATTGTTCTCTCTGCATTCAGGGAATTTTTCTTGCCATTCTTGAATTAAATTCAAATTTAATTGTCCTATACTATCAATTGCCCATTTTAATCGTTTCTTATCATCATTCTCTTTTTCCCAAGTATTATTATCTTTTATATATACAGTTTCTCGTTTGAAATCAGTGCAATGAATGGGCAGTTTTTCTGTCTCTATTTTTTTCAGTTCTTTTATGAAAATACGCGAAATACCATCAATAAATCCTAATTTACCAGTTGTTTCGAAATCGTCAGTCGTTAGTTTTAATGAATTCACAAAATCCACAATATTCATAGCATCTTTACACGTTTCGTTTAAGAAAAAATGTAAATTGAATTGATTATTCGTATTATTGTTTACTATAGATTGTTTACTAGCTAATTCTATAATTTGTTTATGATGTTCTGCGTTTTGTTCTAATAATTTGTTTTGTAATTCTTTATTTTGTTCAATGAGAACATTTTGTAATTCTTTGCTTTCCTTCAAAACTTCCATAAATAATTCTGGAGTAATTGCATTACAAGGAGTAAATTTATTTTGTAATTCTTCAGGTTCTCTATTATTATTGATAATAACACAACTTTTTTTATGTTTCCATAAGGCATTGTAATTCGAATATTCTTTATCACATTGATGACAAATATGTTTAATTTCTTTATGTTCACCATTTACATTTTTATTGTGTTTTTCTGTTAACAAATGCTTATCATAGTTTGATTTATTATTACATTGGAAATTACAGATATTACAATTAAATATATTTTTCCCATTTTTTATATTGCCAGATATTGCCAAAAATTCATTATTTGTATTAGATTTATGTTTCAGTGTCAAAATATGTTTATTATAATTTTGGAACACACTCGTAGTATAGTTACACTTATCACAAATATATTTATTAATATTTTCTCCCATTTTTTATATTGCCTAAATGTATATATTAGGCAATTAAAAAAATGCATTTAAATTATTTTCAACCAAAATAATAAAAAATTATGATAACAAATTTTAAATGATTTTTTTGGAATTTAAAGCATCACCGAGTAAAATGACTTTTTGCAAACATTTACCTTCAGGTTTTCAAAATTGGACATTTTTAAAATGTCCATTTTCAAAAACCTCCAGCGATTCTTTTCCGACTTTTTTGAAAACTTTTTGAATAACACTATAAAATACAAAATAAAAACTTTTAATTAATAATGTAATCTATTATCAAGTAAAACTTATTTTATTGTTGAAATATATTATATTTTAGAACTATATATATGACAAAGCAATATTATCAAAGCCCAATTGAATTGAGCAAGAAAAATACTATCAAAATTCATCAATACTTTGATATATTCGGTACAAATAATGGTGCAGTCTATGATAGTTCAGCCAAAATATTTGAAGTAAAAGATAATATTATATTGAATATAAATAATAAAAATTACAAATTAGAAGAATACCATTTTCATATACCAAGCGAACATATTATTAATAATCTTATCTATCCAAGTGAACTACATTATGTATTTTATGAATTAGATGATTGTAATAAAGAAAATAGAGGAAATAAAGGAAATAAACAAAAATGTAGAGACTTATGTGGGTGTAATAATAATCATAATCAAGATAATATTTTAGTTATTGGTAGATTGGTTTGTGATAGTAACATATGTAAAAATCTGGAAAAAATACAAGTTAAAATTCCCAATTGTTATTATGAATATGATGGAACTCTTACAACTGGAAATTATGATGCAGTTCGTTGGATAGTAGGTGAGAACCCAATATATTACTCTTTTGAACAAATCAAATCATTTGCAAAATCAGCAAGACCAAGTCAACCACAAGATGGTAGAATAATAATGTTTGAAGACAAGCATTGAATGAATTTTATAGTTTGAAAATTACACATTTTTCATTTCAACCCCCTAATTTTCCACATTGCCGTAAAATAAAAGAAAGGGGGTTCCCAGAGAAACCTTTTGTTCCCCTGCAAAAAATTGAAAAACTTTTTAAGTTAAATATAATGTGTAAAACGCAATAATAATAATAATATTTTATTTCTCATACAATAATTTTAAATTTTTCGCAATGGATTGTTTGATACAATCATTACCTGAAGATTTGAAAAACGAAATTTTGAGTTATAGTGAAATGCCAACATATATGGAATATATAAAACAAATATCTATCATATTGGATACATTAAATATAAAACTTTTAATCAAAATCGCAACTGATTTTAATGCAGATAAATATGTTCTTGCACAATGCTTAGGTGCTCCTAACTATATCGTTTCTGATTTTGAAGCAACCAAATGGCTACTAATAAATAAAGATTTAATAAAAAATATAAAAAAAAATAATATCATTGAATATATCACAAACAAATTAATATATGATGTAGAAAATATTCATTATATTATCAAATATGTAATTCCTGCTTTTTATGATAAACCGAAATCAAATAATAAAAAAACTATAAAAAATTGTTCTATTAAAAATGAAATAGAAAATATATTAAGAAATTATTTCAATATCTCTACTTATGTTAATAGACGACAACCAATATTAGCGTTTTTGTTATGTGGATATGAAATGGTAGATGAATTATTTTTGAAAATTAAAAATAAACGAATTACTAAAAAAATGGTGGCGGCAAAATATTATCAATAAATAAAATGAGGGATGACGCACTGCAAAAAATTGAATGACTTTTTCTTTTTATAATGAAGATAAAAATAAAATGAATAATTATAAGAACTCGCGCGTTTTGGTATTTGATGTAGAAACAACCGGTCTATTGCCAAAAATAGACGCAAGTGGTAATGTTCCTACATTAAGTCAATACCCTCATATTATACAGTTTAGTTTCTTGGTTTATAATACAGTATTAAAAAAAATAGAAAAATCATATAATTTTTATATCAACATATCAAGTGATGTGGTAATAAGTGATAAAATAACAGAATTAACAGGCATTACTCGTGAAATATGTGATAGTAAAGGCGTTTCTATGGTTTATGCGTTAGAACGCTTTTATAGTGAATATGTTAATTGTGGAACTATTGTAGCGCATAATATTGAATTCGATAAAAAGATGATTAAAGTAGAATTACAAAGAAACAAGGATAATATTAATGAAATCGCACCCTATTGCATCAATGTATTTAATCTTTTATATGAAGAATTGAATAACATTCGTAATGTATGCACAATGCGTTCAGGAACATCATTATGTAATATTGTAGTTAATAGTGAAAAAGGTAAATCATATAATAAGTGGCCAAGACTAATAGAATTATACTTTCATTTATTCAATGAACTACCTGAAGGTTTCCATAATTCAATGGTCGATATATTGGCTTGTTTGCGATGTTATTTAAAAATGAATATGAATATTGAAATAGCGAATGAAGAATTCCAAAAATTGTTAGAAAAAGTATAAAAAAAATAATCATAAAAAATGTCAGTGTAAGACTGATATTTTTTTATTTAGTAGAGAATATATGTATATATAATATATATATATGGATTATACAAAATTTAGTAAAACAGATAATTTAGTAAACGATTTTTATAGTTTAATAAAACAAGATGAAAATTTAGCAGTAGGATTTCTCGATAATTTGATGGGTATTTTTTTATCAAAAAAAGTAAATGACCACGATAATTTGTTGATTGCTGTTTTACGCGAAACAGGAGAAAATAAAGAAAAATTAGCATTAAAAATAATAGATACAGGATTAGTTGATTTAGGATACGCCAATAAAGCTAACGTAGATGCGTTTCAATGGGCTATTTCTAGTAATAAATATAAAGTTGCTATGAGACTATTTGATAGTGGTTTATGTAATCCAATATTAGTAAATTCAAAAAATGAAGCAGCTATAGATTATATATTATTTAATGATGATGATTTGAATAATGACCAATATTTAGATGTGAAAATAGAATTAATGATAAAATTAATGTATCACTACATTGAAAATGACCCAGCGAGCAATAATTTAAATTCAGCAATAGAGTACATTTGTAGTTATAAAGAGCTATTAGATAAAATAGTAAAAAAACTGAAGTCAAGGAAAAATTTGAATATTGATAAAGAAAAATTTAAAAGTGCAATAAATTTTGATGTTATTTGTGCGAACCCAGTAGGCGCTGAAGCAGGACCATTAGTTACTGATGTAAATATTGTTGATAATATAGATTATAATAACAAATCCAAAAAGAAAAGAAATTCGAAAAATGCAAAGTCAATAAAACCTAAACCAATAGCATTAGCGTTTCCAGATGAACGCGAAAGTTTCTTATACAATGACCCAGCCGCACCTGGTCAATTAATAACAAAACGATTGGGTGGAAAAAAGTCAAATAGAAAAACACGTAAACAATTAAGATGAACACATTTCGCAAATTTCGTGCTCTTCATATAATTGGTTTGAGTTTTCTTTTTTTTCAGGTTCAATCGTAAATTGCTGAGCGTGATGGCGTCCTCTACGGCGTAGATAATAAATACCCGTTTTTAATCCTTTACACCAAGAATAGAAATGCATAGATGTAAGCATAGAATAATTAGGGTCTTCTAACCATAAATTCAAACTTTGACTTTGACAAATAAAAGCTCCTCTATCAGCGGCCATATCAATTAATTGCTTCATAGGAATTTCCCAAACAGTGCGATATTTATCACGAATATTTTGTGGTATAGTATCAATATGTTGAATACTACCATGGTTTGCTATGATATTATTCTTAATCTTTTCATTCCACATATCTAACGCGATCAAATCTTTCATTAAATATTTATTTGCTAATATGAATTCACCAGCTAATGTACGACGATTATAAATATTACTTGTAATAGGTTCGATACATTCATTGAACCCAAGAATTTGCGAAGTAGATGCTGTAGGCATTGGTGCTAATAATAATGAATTACGTAATCCAATTTGTTTTATTTTATTTTTCAATTCATTCCAATCATATCTTGTTTCGGTTTCATTTGGATCAACTCCCCATAAATCAAATTGCAATTCTCCTCTGCTTGCTGGTGAACCATCAAATGTTTCATAAGGTCCTTGTATTTGTGCTAATTCACAAGACCTTTCTAATGCTCCATGATAAATAGTTTCGAATATACATTTATTTATATATTTTGCTTCATCACTGTAAAATGGAATATTCATTAACATAAAAACGTCGGCTAATCCTTGAATGCCGATACCAATAGGACGATGCTTCAAATTACTGGTTTCAGTTTTTGGTGTAGGATAATAATTAATATCAATAATACGGTTTAAATTATATGTTACAACTTTTGATATTTCGTGTAATTTATCATAGTCGAAAAATGGTTTTGCTTGTGTTGTATCCACAAATGTTGGAAGGGCGATACTTGCTAAATTACATACAGCGGTTTCTTTATCGTCCGAGTACTGTATTATTTCGGTGCATAAATTTGACGACTTTATCGTGCCAATATTTTTTTGATTTGATTTTTTATTACACGCGTCTTTAAATAATAAATATGGTGTGCCAGTTTCCATCTGTGCGTCTAACACTTGAAACCATAAATCGCGAGCCTTCATTGTTTTACGGCCTTTTCCATTTGCTTCGTATTTTGAGTATAATTCATTGAATTCTTGACCATAAACATCAGATAAACCAGGGCATTCGTCTGGACACATTAATGTCCAATTGCCATCGGTTTTAATGCGTTCCATAAATAAATCAGGTATCCATAATGCGTAAAATAAATCTCTGGCTTTTAATTCTTCATCACCGTGATTTTTTCGCATTTGTAAAAACATTTCAATGTCTGCGTGCCAAGGCTCTAAATAAATTGCGAAACTACCATTTCGACGACCGCCTCCATTATGAACAATACCATTATGTATTAAATAATTGTGTTCTTTTACCATTTGTAAATCATACAAAATTCCATTGTATAATTTTGGTGTTATTTTTTGTACTCGACTTAATAATAAATTATTATATTTCATAAATTTAAAAAATTGTTTTTCATTGTATGTAATATTCATTAATTCACAAATTTCAGTAGTTTTTGGAATACGTAATACATAACTAATTTTTTTATTTTCAATTATACCATTAGTAGTTTCGTGACTTTCGCCAATTCTGTCTCTAATATATCCACTGGTTAATACTCCTAATCTCATTGATAAAAATCTTACACATTCAATTAAATTATATGATGTGTTATCAAATACTAATTCATTATGTAAACAACCGTCTGTTTCTAATAAACCTTTCAATATATATTTAGATTTTTCAATTGGTAAATTTAACCATTTTGGTTGTATTCGTTTTTCTTTATTTTCATCATAAAAATCATTATACCTGAATGGTAAATGAATGCATCTATTCCATCTTAATCTTGTAGTGTTGTTATCTATTTCTATTTTATAATTTACACATCTATCATTAAAATAATTAATTATAAAATCCAAAATATGTTTTTTATTTGTTGTATGCATAGAAATATATCCACAACTATCTGTTTTGTTTGACATTGAACCATCACCAAGAATAACTCCATATACATAACAATCATCCGCAGAAATATTTGCTACATCTTTTGAGAAATCTGGAATATGGTATACAATCATATCATCAACTTCAATATCTTTTGCGTCAACCCATTCAAAATTGCATATTTTTTTATCCAATCTATTTTTTATTACTTTGTAATTAAGTCCTTTTTTCTGGCCAGATAATACATATACTGGATGTTCAGGTGTAATTGTTAAATTATGAATAGAATGCATCGTTTCGATTTCGAGCACTTCTCCTTCATAATGATGTTCAAGAACATTTTCAATAACTTCAGTTTCTCCATTCAAATTATATATTTCAGTTTCATTCATAACACAATGTTGTATTTGTTTAGGACCTTGTGTTGTATATATAATTGTTTCAGGAAGAATACATTGGTCAACATACTTAGCAGTATTATTGAAAACTTTCAACATAGGCACAATACCATTCGATGAACCATTTGTTCCACGAATATGACTACCCGAAGCACGAACATTATGTATATGTAGTCCAATACCGCCAGCCCATTTAGAAATCAAAGCACAATCTTTTAATGTATTATATATACCATCAATACTATCGTTTTCCATAGCAATTAAATAGCAAGATGATAACTGTTGATGTGGTGTTCCCGCATTGAACAATGTTGGCGTAGCGTGAGTAAAATATTTTTCAGACATTAAATCATATGTTTCCTTTACTTTTTCATAATTATCACCGTGAATACCAAGAGCAACTCTCAGCCACATATGTTGTGGTCGTTCAACAGTAACTTTATTTATTTTCATTAAATATGCGCGTTCTAATGTTTTGAAACCAAAATAATCAATCAAATAATCTCGTGAATAATCACACAATTTATCATATTTTTCACAGTTATTATTTATCAAAAAATATAAATGGCGAGAAATAAGCGGAGAGTGTTTCCCGTGCTTATCATAATATTCATATAATTGTGACATTACATCACTAAACGATGCAGTTGTATTTTTATGATGGTTTGAAATTATAATTCTTCCTGCCAAAACACTATATTCAGAATGTATCGAAGCCATCGATGCGCATTGTTCAGCACTTAATTCATCTATTTTAGTTGTAGAAATACCATTGTATAATTGGTCAATTACCTTCATAACAAGCGAAGTATAGTTTATTTTTATGCCAACTTCCATACCAATGGTCTTTATTCTTTTTAATATTTTATCAAAAGAAACTATTTCTTTATTACCATTACGCTTAGTAACATACATTTCATCTTCGTCTTTTAATAATGTGCTGTCTTTATTAAAAAATGACATACTATAAATATTATTATAATATACAGAATAATATTTATATTATTTTTCTTTTCATTAATATTTTTTAATGGCTGGTTCCATCAAAACGATTACCTTTGACAAAAACCAATTCATATAAAGTCCAATTTTTATTTAAATGTTCTGGAAACATTACATCATCATTTAATAATTGTACATTATTTTGTGGTTTTTTGAATGTAAAATCGACATCTTTATACACTTGATGTAAACATCCAATATTCCAACCATTTTCAATAATTAATCGTGACATTTTTATCTCTTTTTCAGTAACAGCATCATAAAATTCTGTTACAAATTTAGTAGATGAAAATAATTCTTTTTCAATAAGAAATTCCAGCGTTTCTTTATTCATAGAAAAAATATAAGACTGTATATGAATATAATTCAAACGGTCTTGTTCTGTAAAATTTCTTTTATATAACATACTCAAAATGTGTGGTTGTGGAACATTGATTGTTGAACCATAAAGTTTAACATTTTCAGTTAAACCTTGTAAATAAACATCGGTCCATTTACCTTTGAAATAAGAAGGTAAATATGGGCCAAGAACCGACGAATTAACAAAAATAAAATTATCATAATTTTTATATAAATTGTCTGTTAAAATACCTTCTGACCAACCACCAAAATCGTAACCAATATTATCACGTTTAATTATTTTTACATAATCTAATTGTGGTAAATGAATTTTTTTATTATTGCATATTATTAAAAAATGAATATTATCATCTTGAAAAATACAATTATGAATAAATGATTGAACCCTACTATTGTATTCGTGAAAAACAAAAGATACCAATGTTTTCATTATATTTTATAGACTTATAATGAAAAATGTTTATACTTTTTTTATATAATTTATATTATATTAGAAAAATACTATAATATTATAATAATGATTGAAAAGTATTAGTTTCGTTAGCAGATAATTTTACTAAACAAATATTATTAGATAGTGGTAGATTTCTGATAATATGTTTATCAGAATTATTACTATCTGTTTCAATAACAACTTCTGTTTTAATTCTTTTTTTACTTGCCCGATGTTCATATCCTTCTACTCGCTCTTTTAAAATAATATTCCAAATTTCTTGGATTTTTGGTAAAGCACATTCAAACCATAATTTGTTTCGTTTTATCAAAACACAAGAAAATTCGTCCAAATACCAGTATAATGTGTTGAATAAAACATATTCTTCTTTATAATATTCTTTTGTATCCTTAATCCATTGTTCAATGGATTTTTTGTCTTTTTCTAATTCTAATGGCATATATTTATAGAAAGGAGCATTTATATTTGATGTATAAGAATTATTAAAACTACTTGTGCGTTTAATAAAATAAATAATAATTCCTTTGTATTCGTGTTCTGTGTCTTGGTAAAATTGTTCTTCATTTTCATACTCTTTTACTCGTGTTTCCACAAAATCACATTCATCTAAATCACATGTTTCCATTTGAATTTGTGTTTGTACCCAATACTCTTCTTTCGGTTGACCAGTGATTTCACGATTATATATATTTTTAATTTCAACCATACGACCAAATAATAATTTATTGTTTGTGTCAGAATTGATACCGTCTGGTGATGCTCCAATAAAATTATATTGTTTATGTGGAATACAACCAAAATCATCTAATTTAGTTTGATACATATGTTCATAAATCATAACTGTAACTGGTTCATATTTTACTCCCCAATGTAATGTGCCACTAGTGCTTGCATTCATATATTCTATTTTATTTTCATCCATCGGTTTACATTTTTCATAAATCAAACTATTACGCTGCGCATCTGAACTAAACACTTTCCATATATTGCTGGCCGTTAATAAATTATTTCTTACATTATTCCATTCTATTGATTTTTGCTTCGCCTGTGGTATACTTTTCAATTCTTTTAATTTATTCATTATAATATCTATATTATCTAAATATCCTTCATTTGTAATAGTATTCGAGGTGTTAAACATTGAACGCATAGGTATATGACAAACATCAAAATATATTTCTGATAATTGTTGTACAATTTCTTCTATTTCTTCATAATCATCTTCATCACAAATATTACAATCTAACCAGTATTCATAATAGAATATTGAAATATCTTCAATGAATTTTTTATAAAAATTAGGCGAAGATATAGTAATAATTTCATTTTTCATATATTCATCCATTGTTTCATAAATGTCTTCTTCTATATTGGATAATTCATGTAATGATAATTCAGGGTCATTTAAATAAAATCGGTTGCTATATTCAGTATTACTTAGTTGACTTGATGTTTCGAAAGTTGTTTCACTCGATGTTTCGTTTTTATATTCTTCGTCCATTTTCTATTATAATAATATAATTTATTTTTATATTATTATATAATGAAGTTTTAACTATCATTTTTTTCTAATATTATTCACAATCATAATCAACCATTTCTTTTACTAAATCATCAAATGTATAGTTCAATGTCCAACCTAATTCATTTCTGGCTTTTGTGCTATCACCTAACAATTCATCTACTTCAGCTGGTCTAAAATATTTTTCAGAAATAAAAATTAATTCTCTACCAGTATTTTCATCATAACCTATTTCATTAACTCCTTCACCTTTCCATTTTATATTAAACCCTTTTAATGCAAATGTTTTTTCTACAAATTCTCTAACACTATGATATTCATTTGTAGATAAAACAAAGTCATCCGGAGTAGCATTTTGTAAAATTAGCCACATACCATAAACATAGTCTTTAGCGTGTCCCCAATCTCGTAGAGAATCAATATTACCTAAAACCAACTTATCCTGTTTTCCATTTATAATATTACCTAATGCTATCGTTATTTTACGAGTAACAAAATTATGACCTCTTCTTGGACTTTCGTGATTGAATAAAATACCAGAACAAGCATACATACCATACGATTCGCGATAGTTTTTTGTAATCCAATAACCGTATAATTTCGCTACACCATATGGTGAACGTGGGTAAAACGGAGTTGTTTCGCTCTGTGGCACTTCAACTACTTTTCCATACAATTCGGAAGTTGATGCTTGATAAAATCTTACTTTTTCATTTGGAATACCGCAATTACGAATAGCTTCTAATAATCTCAAAGTGCCTAACCCGTCAACATTTCCTGTATATTCAGGCATTTCAAAAGATACTTTTACGTGGCTCATTGCCGCCAAATTATACACTTCTAATACTTGTAAATTTTCGTGATAATGATTTTTTATTTCAGTCAAAATATTCATTACATTTATACCATCTGCTAAATCACCATAACGTAAATTCAATTTATCAAATAAATGGTCTATTCTTGTAGTATTAATAAGAGAACTTCGTCTTATTATTCCCCAAACATCGTATTGTTTTTCTATTAATAGTTCGGTTAAATAAGAACCATCTTGACCAGTAATACCAGTAATTAATGCTACTTTTGTCATTTATCCAAATATATTTATTTTACTATAAATATATTTATATTGTTTACATATTATTTTGTTTCTTCAGTCAAATCATTATTTAATGTAGTTCGTTTAGGAGTTAATGATTTCAATGTAGATACACGTTTAGCATCTAAAATCTTCAATGTAAAATTCTTGTTTGACACATTAAAGAACAATGCTGGAATACTAATAATTTCTCTTTTATCTTTATCATAATTAACATCTTTTGTTTTTTGTAACTTATTTTTTTCAAGACAATCAATAAAAAAAGATTTCAATGATTTAATATCCTTTACTGGTAAATTATTTTCTTTACCATATTTTTCAGCAAATATGTGTAATTTTTGTATTTTTACTGTCTTATCCAATTTATTCCAAGTTTCTGTTTTATTATGTAATTTTTCTTTTTCTAATAAAGAATCTATTATATTATAATTCATAGCATTGGTTTCATTAGAACCAGGAAATATATTAATAATATTTTTGTATTTATTCTGTTTTAAATCATTTTCTTGTGTTTTATTCACAGCATCAGTAGAAGTAGTCTCATTATGTTGTTCATTTGTATTATTATTTTGTTTAAACATTTATATTACCGATTGTCTTTAATATATTATATATTAAATAATGTTTATCTTCTTTTTAATATATAATAAAAGTTTATAATCCAATTTTATTATATAGTAAATCATTATAATGGAAGATAATAATGAGAACCAAATAAAAAAATTAGTAATTTCTTTAGAACCAAATAAAGATAAAAAAGACAAAATAATAAAAACTCAAAAAGAAAAACAGAAACGACAAGTAACCAATACAACTCAATGGCAATTCAATGATAATGATTTAGAATTTAATAATCAAATGAAATTATTAAAAGAAATACACGAAAATAAAATAATGAATAGAGAACATTGTAATTTTATTATAAGACAAATTAATTATAAAATATATGGTTATCGTTCTCAAGATATAGAAAAAAACAAATTATGTGAAGAAAAATTAATGAATTTACAAAATGTTCTCGATTTGATGATAAAATGTGAGAATAAATGTTTTTATTGTAAAGAAAATGTCAATGTTCTCTATGAATATGTTAGAGAACCAAAACAATGGACATTGGAACGGTTGGATAATAAATATGGACATAATAATGATAATGTAGTAATAGCGTGCTTATATTGCAATTTACGTAGAAAAACAATGTATCACGAACGATTTGTCTTTACAAAGCAATTAAATATAATAAAAAAATGACATTTCTTATATAAAACATATCTACAAAATATATATAAATAGTCAATAATGTATATATTATAATAAATTAAAACAAGTTCTCAATATGTCAATGAATATTCATGAAAATATATATCAAAAATTAAATTATTTTTATGAACAGCAAAAAATCCCCCATATAATTTTTCACGGTTCTTCAGGATGTGGTAAGAGAACAATTGTAGACAACTTTTTAAAAAAAATATATCAAAACGATAATAAGAAAATGAAAACGAATGTAATGTTTGTAAACTGTGCTCATGGTAAAGGTGGAATAAAATTCATAAGAGAAGATTTGAAATTTTTCGCAAAAACAAATATTCATTCAAATTCAGGGGTTCTCTTTAAAACAATTATTTTATTGAATGCTGATAAATTAACTATAGATGCTCAAAGCGCATTACGGAGATGTATTGAATTATTTAGTTCTAATACAAGATTTTTTATAATAGTAGAGAATAAACATAAATTATTGAACCCAATATTATCAAGATTTTGTGAAATTTATGTACCAGAGTATATTGATAATTGTAAAGTTATAAATTTACACCAATTAAACCAACAACGAATTCAATCTACCCCTGTGGATTTACATTCTTCGATATCAATTACAAATAAAGACATACAATTACATAATAAAATTAATGAAGAGCGCAGTTGGATTACAGATAAAATAGAAAAATTGTTTATTAATATAAATAGCAAAAATATAAAACATAATAATGAAAATATTCATTTAAAATTAGTAGAATTATCAGTAGAGTTTTATGAAAACGGGTTATCTTGTTTGGATTTTATAAATTGGATTGAAGATACAGATAAGATATCCGGTAAAAATAAAAGCGAATTATTAATGAATTTTGATAAAATAAAACCAGAATATAGATGTGAAAAATTATTATTATTATATTTATTTGATTCGTTGAAAAACATATTAAAAAATAATGGATAAATATTATTATAATATGGATGATTTTGTAATTTCAAACCTTCACGAATCGCGTAATGAATGGTCAGCTCGTTTAGTAAGTATTTTTACCCCATTGGTTATTGAAGGTATTAAATCAATATTTAACGAATCTTGGAAATTGTGTTTAGATAACGATGAAGCAAATAAATATTTAATGACATTTCAAAATTTATTAGCACGAATTCCCAAATGGAATTCAGTGATTATCGAAGAAGAACGAAAACGAATTATTGAAAGGAGTGGTTGTAATTATTTAGAAGATTTGATTACTTGTGTCCATATAATTCAATTAAAAGTTTTAACTTGTATTCGCGTAGGTAATAAACAAAAGAAGATTGATATTTCAATTCCAAAATTAGACCATTTTATTCATAAAGTATATATCAATACAGCAAGAAAAGTATATATGAATGTATATTTATTTGAAAAGAATATTAGTCCATTACAAACACAAAAAAATAATCGCGAATTAGAAACAATAGTAGAACAATGCATATTGAATGCTATACGTGAAAGTATACCAACTGAAGCAATTATTCGTGCTTATATGGATGAAACAACAGAACAAGAAGAAGAAGTTATTATTGAAAAAATAGAAGAACCTCAAGAAGATTTAGTAGTTAAAGCAAGTAATGATAATACCGAAAATAATAACGATAATAATGATAATAATGTAATTAGAAAAGAAGAAGATATACCATCTGTTATCCCATCCATTCAAAATATTAATAATGATGAAGTTGTAACAAGACTTACATTTAATGATATAGATAAAGTAATGGATGAAGATAATAAAATTAATACTATAAGTGCTCCAAAAAATATTGAAAGATTAGAAGAAATAAGCACATCTCGTGCGTTACAAAGAAGATTAGAAGAAGAAATGAGCGATGATGACGATGATGACCGTATTAAAATACATACAGATACAATTGATTTATCAGGATTTGATGTATTAGATAATGATAAAAGTAATTATGTATCACACGATATTATGTTAGATGATATAGAAGAATTGGCATAATTTTTATTATAAGCATTCGTTCTATTACTTATATAATTATTTATTTATTTAGTATACAAATATGGAAAAAGCATTTGTAATTTCTACTTTTATAACATTATTATTTTGTTTATTCAAATTTATTGAAATGAAATATTTAGATAAAGAATTCAAGCCATTGAAAATAATAGTAAGGGATGCTATTTATGTATTTGTATGTTCTCTTAGTGCTACATTTATTTATTTTTCATTGGATGGTAATATAACTGATTTTTTTAATGTATTAACTGATACAAAAACTATGAATACTGGAGCTACCCAAATTTTTACAGATGAACCTGGTTTTTAGAAACAATAATGAAGAAATAATGATAAAATGATATTTTAATTACAAATAAATATAATTGTAATTAATGATTTAGATTATTAATTTTTTATAATTAATATTATTTTTATATAATATAACATGTTTACAAATTGGCAATCCAATCCAACAAGTGTTCCTACAATAAATATTAGTCATGGTACAACTACCCCAACACCTATTACCAATGTAACAAATGTTACAAGAGCAATATATGTCACTTCTACAACAAATATATTCTCAAATGATGTTTTGGTTCAAGCAAAATTTTCAGTATTAAGTGATACTTCATTCAATGGTAGATTATACTTAACTGGCGATGCAAGTTTTTTAGGCGCATTTTATGTAGCAAAAGATGCTATTGTTAGTTCAAGATTATTTTTAAACCAAGATGCTTCTTTTAATTCAAATATTTATATAAATAGAAATTCTATATTAAATGGAGATGTTTCAATGAATAATCGTTTATCGGTTGGCGGAAATACCATATTATTGTCATCATTAATTGTATCACGTGATATATCTTTAAATGGAAATATAAACCTTGGAAAAGATATTTCATTGAATGGTAATTTAAATGTTTTAAATAAAACAACCCAAAATGGTGATGTATCTATGAATTCCAAATTATTTGTAGGAAGTGATGTATCTATGAATGCAAAATTGTTTGTAAGTGCTGATGTTTCAATGAATTCAAAATTATTTTTAGGTGGCGACGCTTCATTTATTAGTAGTGTATATATCAATTCAAGAACTACACAAAATGGCGATGTTTCTATGAATAATAAATTATTTGTAGGAAGAGATGTTTCTATGAATGCAAAATTGTTTGTAAGTGCTGATGTTTCAATGAATTCAAAATTGTTTTTAGGTGGTGACGCTTCATTTATTGGAAGTGTATATATCAATACAAGAACCACACAAAATGGTGATGTTTCAATGAATTCAAAATTATCTGTAAATGGAGATGTATCTATGAATTCAAAATTATTCGTAAATGGCGATGTTTCAATGAATTCAAAAATGAATGTTGATGGAAATGCCAGTTTTTCAAATAATGTAATCATTTCAGGTAAAACAAATAATATAAATGATGTTTCAATGAATGCAAATGTATCGATAGGAGGATATACAAATATTGTTATTGGACTAACCGTGCCTGGAAGTACAACATTGAATACATTGAATATGCTTGGCGATGCTTCATTGAATAATAGACTATATTTATCTGGTAAATCTATATTAAATGGTGATGTATCCATGAACTCACGATTATATGTTGGAAGTAATGGTATTGTTAATGGCAACTTTTTATTATCTGGAGACGCAAGTTTAAACTCATCATTATCTGTTGGAGGAAATGGTAAATGTAATGGTAATATGGTTATTGGTGGTAAAACTTCAATAGTCGGGGATTTATGTATGAATTCAAAATTAATAGTAGGCGGTGATGCTTCAATGAATTCGAAATTATGTATTGGTAGTGATACATCATTGAATGGCAATTTTTATGTATATGGAACATCTATTCAAAACGGGGATGTCTCTATGAATGCAAGATTGTCTGTTGGTAATAATTCGGTTATGAAGGGTAAATTGGATGTAGCAGGAGATATAAGTATGGGTTCTAATATGATTTTAACTGGTAATGCTAATATGAAAGCTAATGTTACTATTCAAGGTTCTCAAGTTCAAAATGGTGATGTATCAATGAATTCGAAATTGAATGTAGGTGGTGATGTATCAATGAATTCGAAATTGAATGTAGGTGGTAATGTAATAATGAATTCGAAATTGAATGTAGGTGGTGATGTATCAATGAATTCGAAATTATTTTTAGGTAACGATGCTTCATTGAATGGAAATGTTTTTATTAGTAAAGAACAAATCGTATTAGGTGATGTATCGTTCAACGCTGAATTATATGTTAAAAAAACAGCATTTATGGATGGTAATGTTATAATAACTGGTGATGCAAGTATGAATTCCAAATTATCAATAGCAAGTGATGCTTCATTTTGGGGTAAAATGTATGTTAATGGAAAATCAACATTGGTCGGAGATGTTGCTATTGGAACAAGATTGAATGTCCAAGGTAATATATCTACATCATCTATGCTATTGGTTAGTAATGATACTTCACTAAACCGCAATTTAAGTGTTGGTGGAAATAGTAATATTAATGGTGCATTGACAGTCGGAGGTAATTTTATTCAAACTGGTAATATTAATATTGGTGCAATGCTAACAGTTGTAGGTAATGTAACTATGAATTCTGGATTGGTCGTTTCTGCTGATGTTAGTATGAATTCTGGATTGTCAGTATCAAATGATGTTTCATTCAATAATAAATTATATGTTGGAGATAGAGCAACTATTCATGGCAATTTAATTGTTACCGGTTCAACAACAACAAATAGTGATGTTTTGATGAATAATAAATTGCGCATCACAAACGATGTATCGATGAATTCCAAATTGTCTGTTACTAACGATGTATCATTGAATTCGAACTTAACAGTTGGTAAAGAAACTACGATAAATGGAAATGTGATAATTACATCTACCACTCCTTCCATTAATACAACAACCGGTGCGGTTATAATTAATGGTGGTTTGGGTATTACTGGAAATGTTAATTTAAGAAATGCTTATGGTTTAGTTTTCAGCACAACATCTGATTATCGTGTTAAAACCAATGTTGCCAATTTGGGCGATAATTATACTGTTGATAATTTGCGACCAGTAAGTTACCGTAATACATTGAGAAATGCCGATGAAATGGGTTTCTTAGCCCACGAAGTTCAAGCAATATATCCTTACTTAGTAAATGGAAACAAAGATGATACCCAATATCAATCCCTTAACTATACTGGTTTAATTGCTTTATTAGTAAAAGAAATTCAAAGTTTGAAGAAAGAAGTTGCATTATTAAAAAAATAAAAATTGATTATATAATATAAATTTATAGAAGTATATTATATATGAATTTAGAAAATAAATCAAGTAGTAAATCTACAGATAAAAATAAAACAGATATGAAGGAAGAATTAATTAATATTATGAATAAATTAGCAAACATAATGAATAAAAATGGAGAACCGTTTAAGGCACGCGCTTATCAAAAAGCAGAAGAAACAATAATGGCTTTTGATGGACAAATCACAGATGTTCACCAATTAAAAGGCAAAGATGGTATAGGTTCAACAATAATGGAAAAATTAAAGGAATATAGTGAAACTGGAACATTAAAATTATTAGAAAGGGAGAAAAATAATCCAATTAATTTATTAACCGAAGTGTATGGGATTGGTTTTAAAAAAGCAAAGGATTTGGTTGAAAAAAAAATTACCACGATTGAAGAATTACGAGAAAAACAGAATGAAGTTCTCAACGATGTTCAAAAAGTTGGTTTAAAATATTTTGAAGATATATTAGAACGAATACCAAGAAATGAAATCGATCACTATAATAAAGTTTTTAAAAATACATTCGAAAAGGTAGCTGATGCAAATTCGCAATATGAAATTGTCGGTAGTTATCGTAGAGGAGCAAAAACTTCTGGTGATATTGATGTTATAATTACATCAAAAGATGATGAAGTTTTTAAGAAATTTATTGATTTATTGATACAAGAACATATCATTATTGAGGTTCTCTCTCGTGGTAAAACAAAATGTTTGGTTATTACAAAATTAGGAAGTGATGATATAGCAAGACGGGTTGATTTTCTATATACAAATAGTGAAGAATATCCTTTTTCTGTTTTATATTTTACTGGAAGTAAGGCATTTAATACTGTTATGAGAGGTCACTCTCTGAAAATGGGTTATACATTAAATGAACATCGTATTCGTCGAATTGCTGGTTCTCCAAACAGTTCTCAGTTACCAGAAGGAACTAAAATAGAGAACGAAAAGGATATTTTTGATTTTTTACAATTAGAATATAAAGAACCGAATGAAAGAATTGATGGTCGTTCTATTGTACCTATAGGTGATTTCAAGGAAAAATATTTTATTGAAAAAGGAAAAAAAACAAAGAAGATTAGAGAACCCAAACCACCAAAAGAACCCAAGGTGAAAACAGAAAAAACAAAGAAGGTTAGAGAACCCAAACCACCAAAAGAACCCAAGGAGAAAACAGAAAAAA